ACTACGATGACTACTAAGACAGTACGTAATACTACTAACAGTGGTAATGCAACATATACAATTACTGCTAATGATTGGCAAGGTGCTGCTCTGTCTTATGGCGATGTGAGCGACTTCCAGCCTCATGTGTATATGGCACAAGCTGCTCATCCCATGCTAGTGTATCATGAGTTACCTGTTTCTGGTAATCCTTTTAATTCACATGATAGTGGTACATTTGGTTATCAGCGTGTAGGAGATGCTGCTACGTTACCTTCTAATCATACTACTTCAACATTCATGCCTAGCTGGGTATTATCTGCTTATGGTAGGATCTGGTGTGGTGGTATCAGTGGAGATACACAGACAGTTTATTTCAGTGACTTATTAGCTGGTACAGATTTTCAGAATGGTTCTGCTGGTTACTTAAACTTACAAGAAGTATTACCGAATGGCGACCCTGTAGTCGCTGCTGCAGCACATAATGGATATATTATATTCTTTGGTAAGAAGAACACAGCTATCTACGCTAATCCATTAGATACTGGTGGGTTAACATTAGTAGAAGTATTAAACAACGTAGGATGTATTGCTCGTGATTCAGTTCAGAGTTTAGGTACAGATGTAATATTCTTGTCTGACGCAGGAGTTCGCAGTCTACAACGAGTAATCCAAGAGAAGTCGCTACCAATGCGTGATATCTCTAAGAATGTTCGTGATGACTTAATGGCAGCAGTAGCTTCTGAGACAGACCTAACTAAGATTAAGAGTATCTATTTTGAGCGTGATGCTATTTATTTATTAACGCTTCCTGCTACTAAGTTTGTATATTGCTTTGACACCAGAGCTGCACTACAAGATGGGGCAATGCGTGTAACTATTTGGGATAGTATTGAACCTAAGGCTTTCTGCGTAACACAAGATAGAAATTTATTTATAGGTAAACCTGGTTATATTGGTAAATACTTTGGACATGCTGACAACACTTCTTCATATCGTTTACAGTATTATACTAATTACTTTGATTTTGATGCTGCTACTTCGTTAAAGTTATTAAAGAAGATTGGCTGGGTATTGATTGGAGGTACTAACCAGTCAGTAGCTATTAAGTGGGGTTTTGATTATAGTGAAGGCTATCAAGCTACTACTTATCTTTTAGACCCTGCTGTAATATATGAGTATAATAATTCTACGGTTGATACTATACCAGGATCTACAGAGTACAACATTGCTGAATATACCTCAGGTATTGTTTTGGATCGCTTCTCCATTAATGCAGGTGGTCAAGGAACTGTACTTCAACTAGGTTTAGAAGCAGATATTAATGGTAATCCTCTGTCTATTCAGAAGATTGACGTAGGAATAAAAAAAGGAAAGACTTTAATCTAAGGAACTGATATGAGTAACTATACAAAAGCAACTAACTTTACAGCAAAAGATACTCTACCTACAGGTAACTCTGGAAAGATTGTTAAAGGCACAGAGATTGACACTGAGTTAACTGCTATAGCTTCTGCTATTTCTTCTAAGGCAGACTTAAATAGTCCTGCTTTAACAGGCACTCCTACAGCACCTACTGCATCTGCTGCTACGAATACAACACAAGTAGCTACTACTGCTTTTGTACAGACAGCTTTATCAGCAGCATTTACATCAGGTATGATTATGATGTGGTCTGGTACAATCGCTACGATTCCTACAGGATGGGTTCTCTGTAATGGTTCTAATAGCACTCCTGATCTTCGTAATAAGTTTGTTATTGGTGCTCATAGCGATTCTGCTGGAGTAGCATACTCCACAGTTACTGGAAGCAATACAACATCTGGCGGTACTAAAGATGCTATTAATGTAAGCCATACACATACTGCTACTGTAACTGACCCCGAACACATCCATACATTCCCAAACCAAAGCACAGTTTCATTAACTGCAGGAGGTGGTGGAGATACTAGGGTTTTAGGAACACAATCAACCTACAACACAAATTCAGCAGCTACTGGAATTACTGTTTCCAATAGCACTGAAGGCTCAAGCGGTACAAATCAGAATTTGCCTCCGTACTATGCGTTGGCGTTTATTATGAAGACCTAAGATGAAAGTACCTGTAGTCTTAAGAGATGACTACACAATGTTTCTAGAATTATTTGAAGGGATGTTGTGGTTTCATACAGATATAAGAAAGTGGACATCAGAAGTAAAAGTAAAGTATTTAGAAGATTTAAATTTATTACAATATTTAGTAAGTATTCCATTAGTAGCATTAGTAGCTGAAACAGATACAAAGCTTGCAAAGTTTGGAGAAACGACAGGATGGAAGAAAATTGATAAAGCAGTGTTTAATAACGTGAAGTATGATATATACTCTAGGAGCAAATAATGGGCGGTTTAGTAAGTAGTGTAGCCAATATATTTACAGGAGCTGACAGCACTAGGAGAGCTGGTGAGCAAGCTGCTGAACAGCAACGACAAGCGTCTCGTGAAGGAGCTGCTGCTGCTGCATTCAGACCAGTAGGAATGACTACTCGGTTTGGTACATCTCAGTTTACTAGAGAAGTAGATCCAGCTACTGGTATTCCTTATATTTCTTCTGCAAGTTATGCTGCTTCTCCTGAACTTCGAGCTTTACAAGAACGATTATTTGCTCAGTTTTTACCTTCTCTTCAGTATGCTGAAGGAGCAGGAACAGCATTAGAACCTTTAGCTCCTGCGACACAAAGACTCTTTCAGTTAGGAGAGGAATACCTAGCTGCTTCTCCTGAAGAAACTGCTCAGCAATATATTCAATCACGTCAGGCTTTGCTCCAACCTCTACGTGAACAATCGCTTGCTGGTCTTCGTAGTCGTACTTTTGCTACTGGTCGTGGTGGCTTAGGAGTTCAAACTGGTACAGGTCGTGCTCCTGCAAATCCTGAACTACAAGCATACTATAATGCTTTAGCTAATCAAGACCTACAGTTAGCTGCTGAAGCTGAACAAGCAGGACAACAGCGTGTTGCCTTTGGTACTGGTCTATTCGGTACTGGTGCTAATTTATTAGGCACTCAATATGGTACGTATGCTCAGGCATTCCAACCGTTATTAAGTACCTTAGGAGCGTCTAGTCAAGTAGAAAACATGGCAATGCAGCCTTATCAATTAGGTTTACAATTAGGTCAAGCTGCTCAGCCAGGTGCTACAAATGCTGCTAATCTATACACTGGTGGTCAGATACAAGCTGCACAAACACAATATGGTGCGACTGCTGCTGCTAATGCTGCTAATGCTGGCTTCTGGAGTGGTTTAATTAGTGGCGGTGCTCAGGCATACGGTGCTTCTAGACGACCTGCAACTGCTTAATAAGGACAATCATGGCAACTACATTCGCTAAAGGTTTATTTGGAGTCGATCCTGCAGAATACTCCATGCAGCAACAAAAGCTGTGGTCTAATCTGTATGCACAAGCTGGTTCTCCTTACGAGAAGATGGGCATTGCTTTAGCACAGATCGGTGGAACTGCTTTTGGATTGACTGAGACACCAGTAGATAAGAAGATTGCTGATATCTCTAAAGTACTTAACGATATTGGTACACAGTATCAGGTAGGTACTGCGGAGTATTATAAAGCTGTTGCTGATGCACTACCTGCTCAGTATCCTGATGCTAAAGCTCAAGCAATGGCTGAATTTGTTAAGTTTAAAAAAGCTGAGACAGATACATATGCAAGTGCTATTAAAGCAATCAAAGATAATCCTGAGACAGTGGACACTTTTGCTGATCCTTTGAAGATTAGTATTCTACAGAAAGCTACTCGTAAAGGGTGGAGCGAAGAAACAACTCCAGTGCCTACAACTGCTGCAGAGATGGCAGACTTTGCTAAGAAATTTGATTTAACTTCTGATCCTGATTTCCGTCGCTATTCGTCTATGTATAAAGTAGCTGATAAAGAAAAAACAAAAGAAACAGTAGAAGCTGAAATAAAACTTCTGAATAAAGAAAACATTGAAGTTCAAATTCAGAAGAATAAGAAAGAACTTAATAAGCTTGCTAGTGATAACTTCACTGCTGGTGATCGCTGGAATGCTGAGCGTGAGGCTGCTATCTCGTTGTTTAGAGCTGCTGGTTTAGATCCTACTAAGCCATTGCGTGGTGCTAATCTTGCTAATACTGAACTTGTTAACGCACAGTCTAAAGCATTACGTGATCCTTGGACTGGAAAAGGGAATGTAACAATTACTCCTCCGTCTGCTGTTGGAGCTCCTCCTCCTGCTGCACCTGCTGCTAAGCCAGCTACGACAACTCCTGGTACTATCACAATTAACGGTATTCCTGTTACAAAAGTTAAATAAGGAAGTACATGGCTACATATCAAGTAGGTTCTTCTACGTATGAAGTACCTGATAATCTATCGCAAGCACAGCTTACTACTGTCTTAACTGAATTAGCTAATAGAGAAGCTGCTGCAGGTAAACAAGCTCCTGCTGTAGATCCTTTAGTAGCTGAAACAAACAAAGCAGCTATCGATAAGATTTCTCAGGCTATCCCTGAACCAGTTAAAGAAGTAGCTAGTAAGATTGGTAGTATCTTTAGTGCTGGCTACAATGCTTTGCCTGAGGATGTACAAAAAGCAGGTAAATCTACTGGTAACTTCTTACTAGATTCTATTGAGATCCTTAGTCGTCCCTTTCAGGCTACTTCTACGTATCTAAAAGCTATCGGACAAACTCCTGAGTTTAAGAGTGGTGCTCCGATATGGGAGATTCTTTCTGATAAGAACTTAGCAAATGCTCAGAAGGCTAGTATTCGTGGTATTAAAGGAGAAGAGAAGGCTTCCTTTCAAGAAGCTTTGCCTGATGAATTCCGTCGCAACAATCCAGTTAAGTCTATGCTTCTTGGTTTTATGGGAGATGTTATTGTTGATCCTCTCAAAACAGGAACAGTTAAGCCTTTCTTTGATACAGCTAAGACTGCTGCTAAGACTGTAGATAATTCTGTTGGTATTACTTCTCGCTTAGCAGATAATGAATTGTTCAGAGCGTTTAATATTAACACAGGTGACGTAGACAAAGCTCAGAAGCTATTCAATGACTATCGTTATGTTAGGGATAAAGCTAGAATCGAAGGTGTTCAGAACGCTAAGGCAGTAGAGAATCAGATTAAAGCATTATCTAAGCAGACTAACATTCCAGTTAACGAATTAAAAGCTAAGATAGTACAAGACATTGAGACTGGTAACATTAGTGATGATGTTATTGGAATAATGGAGCAGAAGATTGTAGCTCGTAATCGTGAAATACTAGAACAACAAAGAGCTGCTGGTATTGATATTGGTGATTTAGGTGAGACTTATATGCCTCACATATTAACTAAAGAAGCTGATGATATTCTGAATAGCAAAGGAGCTAAGAACTTCTTTGGTATCCGTCCTTCTGCTAAGACACCTCAGTCACTAGCTCGTGACATTGACGGTACAGTAGCTGAGATCAACGCTAAGAATATCTATGGAACTACTAAGTTCTTCCAAGATGATCCTGCTATTCTTTCAGGTGTATCTGAGTTTAACGCAGCTAACGCTATAGCTGGTCGTGGATTCTTAAACAAAGCTTCGGAGTTAGGAGTTCGTGCTGACGCAGCTCCTGCAAATTACGTCACAGTCCCTGAGATTCCAGGTGTGAAGTTTGCTCCTGAAGTAGCACAGCGTCTTAACAGATCATATCAGACTCTGACAAATACTGAAGAGATTAGCAAATTCTTAAAAGTATATGACGGTGCTCAGAACTGGTGGAAGATGTGGTCTCTAGGTGCTCGTCCAGCATACCATACTAAGAATACTATCGGTAACTTATGGAATAACTACCTTGCTGGTGTTACTACTCCTAAGCCATACGCTGATGCTGCAGCTTTCCAAGTAAAGCTTGCTAAGAATAATATGAATGGTTCTATTGCTGGCTATAAGACAGACGAACTTTATGAAGCAATGGCTACTCGTGGTATCTTTGGTGAAGGGCAGTACTCAGGAGACATCGCTAGGACTGTAGAAGACGTATTAAAAGGAGGTTCTTATAATCCTTTTACATTATCTACTAAGAATCCAATCCTTCGTGGTGGTTTTAAAGTAGGTCAGACTATTGAAGACAATGCTCGTATTGCTTTGTTCATTGACTCCTTAAATAAAGGAAAGAACTTTGATGAGGCTGCTTCGCAAGTGCGTAAGTACCTCTTTGATTACGGTGATCTAAGCCCATTTGAGCGTAGCACTCTTAAGCGTCTCATGCCTTTCTATACATGGTCACGTAAGAACTTACCTCTGCAATTAGAAGCTCTTGTACGTCATCCAGATAAGGTGAATAAGCTTAACTTAGCTAGAGAGAATATTCAGTTTGAAACTGATGTGCCTGATATCGAAGATGTTCCTGATTATATCAGATCAGCTATGCCTATCTACGGTGCTGAGAAGTTCTTAGGAGAACCTGCTGTACCTGGAACTGCTAAGGCAATTACATTACAGAACTTAATCCCATTCTCTGATCTAACTACATTTACTAAGTTCTTAGACACAGAGACTGCTGCTCCTATGACAGAGCGTGGTAAGTTATCAAGCACAATTTCTACAGCTTTAGGAGGAGTATCTCCGTTGCTAAAAGCCCCTGTGGAATACATGTCTAATTATGATTTCTTCCGTCGTAAGAACATTGAGGAATTTAAGGGACAGACTGCTGATATGTTAGGTCAGAAGATGCCTGTACATTTAGCTAAGTTATTATCTAATATTGTTATGCTCAATGAAATCGATAGAGCTAATCCTGGCGGTGTATTTGGTACACGATCAGTAGATCCAGTTAGTAAAGAAGTTACTACAACTCCTGGGATCTTAGGCTTTACTCCTCGTGAAACTCGTATTGATTTGCCTGAGGAACAACGTGAAGCACAATACTTAACTGGTATTCGTGTATATGATGTTGTATATGATGATGCTGGGTATCAGAGTGCAATGAAGATTAAACAAGATATTAATGCTCTAAAAGGATTTATTAACAGAGCAGCTAAGAAAGAAAAAACTAGAGAAGTTTTAGACGCTGAGGCAGCTTTAGAAAAATACACTACTGAATTAGATCGTATTGAAGCAGCTCGTGAAACTCGCAGGAAAAAAGAAAAATGAATCATGTCAGATCAATTTGGATTTATCGAAGGAGCAAAGTCTGTAACAAGTAGTATGGATGCTAGTCGTGAGGCTAGTAAGTCCATTACTAAAAGCATTACCGATGTGCAGAAGGACGCTGCAGCAGTAGCACAGCAGAAAGATTTAGAGCGTAAGAGGCAGATACGAGAAGCTCAGGTCTTTAAAGAGCAGTACTTCAAGAGAGCAATGATGGAATGGCAACGTCAAGAAACCATCCGTATCGAAGAAGCTAAAGTCAAAGCTGATTTCATTAGAAAGCACGGAGCTAAACGCTGGAATGAAATCGAATCCATTAAACAAAAGATAGAGAAACAAGACAATGAACTTACTAGAGAGTTTAAACAAGATTTGGCAAAGGTTCGTAGAGCAATGTTCATGTGCTATGCAGTGGCTGCGGTCATTGCTTGGTATCTAACTTGGGGAGTTAAATAATAATGTTACCATTAATGGCACTATTCGATGTTGGGATGAAAGTCCTAGATAAATTCATTCCTGATCCAGAAGCTAAGGCAAAGGCTCAGAAAGAACTACTACAGATGCAGCAGGAAGGAAAGCTTGCTGAGTTACAAGCTGATAACATTGAGGCACAAGAGCTCACTAAGCGACACGAAGCAGACATGGCTTCTGATTCTTGGCTGTCTAAGAATATAAGACCTATGACGCTAGTGTTTATTCTCTTGGTCTATTCAGCATTCGCTACGATGTCAGCATGGGATATAGAAGTAAACAACAACTATGTTGAACTGCTAGGTCAATGGGGTATGTTGATTATGTCCTTCTACTTTGGAGGTCGTACCTTAGAGAAAATCATGGACATGAAGAAGGATAAGAAAGATGAACCTAAGCCCTAACTTTACCTTAGAAGAACTAACTCACTCAGAAGTAGCTGAGCGTAAAAACTTAGACAATACCCCCAATGCCAGTGAGGTTGCTAACTTAACTCGCTTAGCAGCTTTGCTTGAGCAGGTTAGAACTCTATTAGGTAAGCCAATAATGATTAACTCAGGCTTTAGATCTAA